AGCACAGATAGCATTAAGATTAGATAAGCACATAGATTTAGATATAGACAACTTTGTTGTAAGAAGATTTACACGACATTATTTAAAAGACTGCGGAGCAAGTTACGGAAGAAAAAATAACCCTAACAGTCATTACCTTTGGACAGGCTCCTGTAAATTTATACAATACATATTACCAATTTGTTTTGAAAGAAACTTTAAAAAATATCCTCATGGTGCAACTCTTTGCGAGTTAAGAAGTGGTAAAGAAAGATATACTGTTGTTCCTGAGTCTCCGTATGATGATAATGGAGAAATAGTTAAGTGGGATAAATATACTAACATACATGACTACATTGGCAACATAGAGGTCGATGTAGGTAAGATAGCTTTATCAACAGCTCTTACAATAATATACCCGCCTTCTGGAGTTAGAGATGTTTACTGCACTGCGATAGCAGGGGTGCTAATAAAAAATACAGACTGGACTGATGATGAGATAGATCTTTTTGTTCACAGAATAGCAATAGAGGCTAACGACACTGAGTGTGACAAAAGAAATAAAAAGGGAACCACAGCGAGAAAAGCAAATAAAATGTATGGGATTCCAAGATTAGCTGAGGTTTTAAAGGTAAGTAAAAAAGATGTAGCAGATTTATTTAAATGGATAGGTGTTTCTCAAAACGGAGAAGAAATTTCTGCAATGGATGAACACATAGGTGATATTGTAGAATATGGAAGTGATAGATATTTTGTAACTATATATGCAGTTGAGGAAGACAAGAAAGTAGAAAAACCTGTGACAGTGAAAGGACCTGAACTTATGAAAAAAAATTTATTTTATGATGAGGTGATGAGACAGGTGGCTGTATTTTTACCGTACATGAAAGAAGCAAAATTTATAGAGATGATGAAAGCAAAGTTTGAAGCTAGGACTAAAGCTCTTGATTATGATCCAGAGTCAAGTGAGGATGTAAGATTCATAGGATGGTTTGATTCTTTTATAGAAAAAAATAAAGCTTATTCAGATAAAAAAGAACTTGCAAACTTTGACTTACCTTATTTTAATTTAAAAAATAATAGTTTGGAATTTAATTTAAATAAATTTGATCAATTTCTCCAAGATAAAAGAATTAATCTGGCAAGAGTGGACCTTGTATTAAAATGTAAACGTATATTAAAAGCTAAAAAATACAGGGGTAAACATGACGGTAAATCTTGCACATCTTATAGAATAGAAAAATATAATATGAATAAAGATAATTTAATTATAGAAGGAGAAGCACAAGAAATAACAGAAAGGATAACTGATGAAACCTAAATTTGTATCTGGTCCTCCAGGAACTGGAAAAACACACGTGTTCTTAACAAAAAAATATCAAGAACTTTTACAGAAATATGATCCAGAAAAGATAATTATGTTGTCTCATACTAACGTGGCTGCTGACGAATTAAAACAAGCCGTATTAGATTTACCGGAAATAAAAGAAAAGGGTCTGAAGAAAAAATTCTTTAAGTATAAAATTTGTACGATACATGCTTTTTGCAGAAGTAAATTATTAAAAAAAGAATTGGTGGACTACGCTGACTATCTTAATTTATGTAGATTAAACTCTGGCTTTAAACGTCAAAGAGTTTCTCAATCAGAGTTTGAAAACGATAAGCATAAGTTTTTTAAATTTTTAAACGATGCTTTTGGCACTGGTAAAACAATAAAAGAATATTGGTTTACTTTAAAAACAACAAGTTCTAACTACTACCCTTATAATAATTTTACAATTCTTAGTGAGATGAAAGAAGTGTATGATGAATATAAACACAAGAATCAAGTTTGTGATTATAACGATATGATACATGAGTTTAATGAACACGCTGTTGCTCCCGATATTGATGTTCTAATTGTAGATGAAGCTCAGGACAGTAATGTTCCTCAAATAAAAGCATTAAAAAAAATGTCTGAAAATGTAAAAGAATATTACATGGTAGGAGACGCAGACCAAACTATATTCGAGTTTGCAGGAGCAGACGCAGAATACTTTCATGAACTTTCTAAAGACGCTGAACAATTAGAGCAAGGTTTAAGATGTGGACAAACAATAAATAATTTATGTAAAGAAATAATAAAACCAATATGGGATCACTATGGTTATAGTCGTGTATGGAAACCTGTTGAGAACATTATCGGTAACCAT